ACAAAATACCAAAAAAATGGTATATATATATTATGAAACATGCTAAGGCCCTAACATCTGAAAAAATTTAACTTGCAGATATTGGGCCTTATTTTTATGGGGGTGGTGAATTGGATAAAAATAATAGAGGTTCACCTAAACTTACTGTTAAACAAGAGAAGTTTGTGCAGTGTCTTATAGAAGGGAAAAGCCAAAGACAGGCATATATAGAGGCTGGTTATAATACTAAAAATAAAAAACCAGAGTATATAGATACCAGAGCCTGTGAATTGTTTAAATCAAGTAAGGTTGTAGGTAGGTATAACGAAATAATGGGTGAACACAAAGAAAAGGCACTTATAACACGCTCGGATTTGATCTCGGGTCTCGTTAAGGGATTTAACATGGCTTTGGGAGTTGAAGAGGTTGAAATAGCTAATATAAGCTTTGGTAAACTTACACAACTCCAAGCTAAAAATACAGATTTAAAAGCACTTTCAAAAATAGCTGATACAATTGCTAGATTGGAAGAGTTTTATCCTAAAGAAGATAAGAGCGATATAAATGTTGCACCAGTAATAAATATAAGTGGTGTTAAAGATGATTGATTTTAAAGTTAATAATCACTTCTTAGAATATTTGAGTGACTGGGAACACAGGTTTTATTTTCTAGTAGGCGGATATGGAAGTTCAAAGAGTTACAATACAGCTCTTAAACTAGTAATAAAAGCTTTGAATGATAAAGATAGAAAGATACTGATATCCAGGGCAGTCGCTAGGACGTTAAAGGAAAGTTGTTATGATTTGATGAAAGAAGTGATATATTCCATGGAGTTGCAGCAATATTTCAAGTTCAGGACTTCTCCGCTTAGTATAGAATGTTATAACGGAAGCAGGTTTATATTCCTAGGATTAGATGATCCAGCCAAGCTGAAATCGATTAACAACGTTTCTATCATTTGGATGGAGGAGTGCTCAGAGAGTTCCTATGATGCCTTTAAGGAGTTAAATGGTAGACTTAGAACACTAAACCAATCAATGCATGTTATATTGACTTCAAATCCAGTGAGCAAGAATAACTGGACATATAAGCACTTTTTCAAGGATAGCAATATAGATGATTTACTATTGTATAACAAAAGAGTTATTAGTATAGGGAATACCTACTATCACCATTCTACAGTAGATGATAACAGTTTTGTTCCGTTAACTTATATTGAAGAATTAGAAAACTTAAAAGTACATGATCCAGACCTATATCGAGTAGCCAGAAAAGGTGAGTTCGGTATCATAGGAGAGCGGGTGTTCTTGAATGTTTTTAAAGAAACGAAAGAACATGTGGATAATGCAATTAAAAATATACCTTACCATATGCGATACGATGGTCTAGACTTTGGTTTCAGTAAATCGTATAATGCACTTGTAAGGTGTGCAGTAGATATTAGAGACAACACTTTATATATTTATAACGAATTCTATGAAAAAGGATTAATTACTGGGGAATTAGTAAAAGAGTTAGAAACTGTAAGGAGTAGTCCTCATAACATTATAGCGGATAGCTCAAGACCCGAGGTTATAGAGGAAATTAAAAGAGCTGGATTTAGAATATGCGGCAGTAAAAAAGGCGCTGGAAGTATATTAGATGGTCTTCAAAAGTTAAGGTCTTTTGATAGGATCGTGATATCTGAGGAATGCCCTAACACTTATATGGAATTTAAAGAGCTATGTTTTGCTAAGGATAAGAATGGCGATATACAAGAGGATAAATTCACTTTAGATCCTCACTCGGTTAACAAATCGGCTGAGTATAAATTGGGCAAAAAAACGGGGACGCTGAGATGCCAATCCGACCTGAAGGCAGCGGCCTAAAAACCTTGCCAGGGGCAACGACTAGAAGTTGAAACTTGAAAAAGAATATAATACTTCCAAGAACGCCCGACACCAATAGAACTCAATAATTTGAGTAAATATAGGAGATGAAATAATATGAGAAAATTCTTTTCTAAAAAAATCAATATATCTGACGCCATAAAATATAAATGGCTATTAAAGAATAGATATAGGGTTGCATATTATTTCGGAAAAAAAGATATAGTCTGAACTTACAGGAAAGCAACTGTAAGAACTCAAAGGTAAACTCTTTGGGGGTAACAAATGCGATGCCGCAAGATATGGATTAGAGCCTTACAAACATACTCAATATAAACATGGTAAAATACAAAGACCTAGGGGGGTTTAAATGACTAAACAAATAGAAGTAGAATTGCAAGTAACAGTTAACTCTAAAGTCTAACAGTTTGTTTCTACTAAAGAACTGGTTAAAGAACTAACTAAAAGAGAAGGCGTTAAAACTAAAACGGTAAATTTTGAAGAAAAAATATATTTTAATGTTTCGGGCCCGTGCATTCTTTTGGAAGTTATTGATTAGATTTGGAATTAAAATAAAAAAGGAGGTGTAAAAAATCGTAGATATAAAAGCACTTCACAAAAGTTTTAAAGAACATTCAGAAAGTAGATATCAGAAAGAATTTCATAGAAATATGATGATTGCAGCTGGTAAAAGTGCAGTGGCTTTTTCTAATGAAGTTATTGACAGAGTGAAACTTGAGTTCATGGGAGCAGTTAACGACAGAGGGCAGTATTCAGAGTATAATTTCAACTTAGGAAGCGGTTCTAATCAGATCACTAGTAGAACAAAGAGCATTACTGAGTTAATAGTCGGGAATAATATTCTAAAATCTATAAGTAAACTATATTCAGAATTTTCTAGTACTAAGAAGCCCACTGTTACCATTCAGGAAGGTTACGAGAGATATATCGAAGAGATAGACTTTCAGAAAGAAATATCGGAACAAGTTTTTTTACAAAGTTACGCTGGTAAGTTTATCCTAAAATGTGTTATTTTGGATGATAAGCTCTACTTTGAAACTATTAAACCTGATAGATATTTCACTATAAAAAATATTGTGAACTCTTCAATTAATGATTTTATTGTAAAATATAGCATTATAGAAGAAGAGAAAAACGATGTTAAGAAGCTAATAACTGAAATATATAGCGAAGGACAGACAGAATATAGGACGTTTGAAATTGGCGACGAGCATATAAAAGAAATAGAGCATTATAATGATTTATCGGAGTACATGCAAAAAGATGGCTTAGGATGGATAGACACTTACGAAGGATGGCAAGCTCTGGAGGTAGAGAATTTATATGGATCATCTGATTATGATCATGACTGTATTGTTGCTGCAAGAGAGTTGGTCATTGGTGATACCTTAACATCACAAGCCTTTGATAAAGTAGCTAATCCGCTATTAAGTGTTCCTCGAAGTTTATTAGAGTTTGACCAGAATGGCGTTGGACAAATTAGAATTGACGATAGAGTAGTGATGGTGGATAAAAACGACGCAGAAGTCAAGCAGATAGCTTTAGAATCTAAAGTCAATGAGTATAAAGTGCATAGGGACAATCTGTTAGAACAAATTTACATGGCCACAGGAACTAACGAGATGGCATTTGGATTGTCCAAGGACGGATCCGGTGCAATTAGTGGTGAAAGTAAAAGAAGAAGCTTAGAACGTACATTGGCCACTACAGAAGTCAAAAGAGGTCGTGTGATAGATGCACAAGAGAAGCTGATCGATTGGGGAATAAAAGTATTAACAGGAACAGAAGCTGATATAGAGATTGAAGCTAAAGAAATAATTAGTCTTTCTACTTCAGAAAGGTTAGCGATTGCAGGAAGTGCATTTGAAAAAGGGATCATGTCTCTAGACGAAGCAGTCAGATATATAAATCTTACTAACTCAGATTTTGAAGAAGAAATAGAAAGAATAAAGACAGATCTCAAATATAAAGATACTATTACTAGATTAATGATAGAATTATCTAAAGTTGTAAGGAATGAGGTTTTAAACGTGCAGTTACAAGAACAAGTAAATGAGTTGTTAGCAGAGTTTGACCTTTAAGGCGGTGATTAGATGGCATTTAAAAGCTTATTCCCGCATGAAGAAGAGCTAAGGCTTAATAAAACTTTAGATTTATACCAAGAAGATATACAGAAACTTATTAAAAAGTTTGATAAAAAAGAAAAGAAGGATCTCAAAAGTCTGCAATTACAAATAGCAGAAGTTACAGAAACAAATAAAAAAGCATTTATCCAGGAATTGGCAGCAATAGCACTTGAAATTAACAAGACTACTTTTGAAGGGTTGACGACTTTATCAGCAGAAGATATGATAAACAGTGATTTAAAAGGTGCTAAGAAGTGGATAAAAGCCAACGTAGAGCTTTTCGATAAACTAGACGACACATTAATCGACAGGTTACAAGTAGAGCGTCTGAAAAGGATTGAGGAAGCTACAATCAACTTTAATAAATTGACAAGTAGTAAGATAGGCAAGCTAGAAAGTGGTGAGTTGTCAAAGACCGACCTAAACAAGATTAAAGATACACTATCAACCTATAAGAAGCCTAACAAAGAGATAAAGGCCCTTATAGATAATATAGATAACTACGATAAATTCACAAAGGAAGATTTAAACAATCTTTCTCAGTGGATGAACAATCGTAATGATAATTGGGCAAGGAATGAAACAGGGAACTTTTACGCTGAACAAACTAAGGATATCTTAATTGCAAATGACATGGAGTTTTATCTGTGGATAAGTGAGAGAGATAACTTGGTGAGGGAGGAACACAGGGGATATGATAACGGGCAACCTAGAAGCATAGATGAAGGAATTATGCCTGGGGAAGATTTTAATTGTCGGTGTCACGCTGAACCTGTAAAACAAAAATAACATTTTTCTAGGTTACGATCTGGAAGAGGAGGAAAGAAAATGGCAATAGAAAATAAAGAAGAGGTAATACAATATATAAAAAGTAATGAGGGATTCTTACAAGAAAACAACTTTATTACTGAAAAGATAGTTGAAAAACAAGCTGAATATACCCTAGAAGGTGTAGAATCGTTTATAAACGATAATCAAGGCTTGAGGGATAAAATGTACAACAGTAATGTTGGAAAGTACTTAAAAAAGCAATTAGGAGTTGAAGAGGTTACACCTGAAATGCTAGGTGAAAAAATAATACTTGGTAAAGAACTGGATAAATTCAAAGGGACGGCTAAAGAGACAGCGTTGAAACTCGCTTTAAAAGATGCTAAGCATCCCGAACTGATCATACCGCAGTTTGATATGACAAAGATTGATTTTAATGAAACTGGAATTACTGGGATAGACGAGCAAGTAGGAACACTGAAAGAAAAGTATCCTGACTTGTTCGGGACTAAACCAATTAAACCAGGGACTCCACCAGCACTTCCACCAGGAGACGGAAACAAAACGGAGCCTACCTATGAAGAATTTCTTAGGATGAATAAAAAACAGAAGGCTAAATTATCAGACGAAACATTGAAAAACATATTAAGGAGTGGTAAATAATGGCATACGACGTATTTAAACCTGAAATTTGGTCAGAAATGATCGAGAGAAAACTTGAAAAATCTCTAGTATTTGGAGCACTAGCAAATAGAGATTACGAAGGTAACATAGCAAGAATGGGAGATACAGTTCACATTCAAACTGTTGGGGCGACTACTGTAAACGATTATACAGGAGCAGACATCACATTTGAAAGCCCAACTGGTGCAACTCAAGCAATCACAATCGACAAAGCTAAATACTTCGGACTGACTTTTGACGCAGTAGACAAGGCACAGGCTGAGCCTGAGTTAATGGAAAAGCAGATCAATGATGCACTTTATAGAATAGCTGATTCTATGGATCAATCCCTTGCAGCTCTTGAGTCTAAAGTTGCAGCTGCCAACAGAGTAGCAGTTGATGTGGTAGCTAACGAATCGGTAATAGACGGACTTACTAAACTTTCGAGAGTGTTAAATGAATCTAATGTTCCTAGACAAGGTAGATGGGTTGTAGTTTCTCCAGCTGTTGAAGAGTCTATTTTAAAAGAATTGGATAATACAGCTTTACCGCAAACCGCAGACAGTGCTATGATAAACGGTTATGTTGGAAGATTAAGAGGGTTTGAAATATTTGTTTCAAATAACGTTGTAGTGGCTGCAGATATCCATAAGTGTATCGGTGGGATATCAAAAGGTATGACACTAGCTTCACAACTTTCGGAATTAGACGCAGGAAAGCACGAGAAGAAATTTGGTGAATATGTGAAAGGTCTAGAACTTTATGGATGTGATGTACTAGAAACTGAAACAGGATTCACTGAATACCTAGCAGCTCTTGACGTATCTTTCGCAGTAGCGTAGGCGGTAGCTTATGAATAAAATCAAGATAAAATGCAAAAAGACAGGGAGAACATTCGAGATGTTCTCTTCTGTCTATGAAGATAATTACTCTAAGAGTGAAAATTACGAAATAGTAAAAGAAAAAAGAAAAAGAAAATCTCCAAAGGGGGAATGCTAAATGGCTGTAATAGGTTATACAGATAACGCAGAAGCCCTTGCCTACATCCAACTAAGGTACGACACTTCTATCACGCAGATTGAACTTGATAGAGCCTTATATCTAGCTTTTGATAAAATAGAAGGTGTTAATATTAGATATACGGGGAAAGAAAACGGTATTAACGAGAATAACTTCCCTCGTATATGTGATGATGAAGTTCCAGAGAACGTTGTTAAAGCTCAGATTTTAGAGGCGTACGAAATAGCCATCGGAGGGGATTCAGATATATCTAAGATAACAAGAGGGATAAAATCAAGGAGCATTTCGGATATGAGTGTCTCTTATGATTCCACTTTGAAAGTTGGATTGATTAATTTCGCTAGTACAGAGGCTGCTAAGATAATGAAAATGTACGAACGAAAAACTTTTGGATCGAGGATGGAATATGCCTATAAAAATAACTGATGATCACAGTCTATATGACAAAATCATATCCGAACTAAAAAAACTTATAAATTCTAAACTCATAATCATGATAGATCCTTCCGCCACATATGAGGATGGCACAAAAGTTGAAGATGTAGGAATGTGGATGGAGTTTGGATGGGACGAATTCAATGTACATTATCCCAGTAGGCCATTTTGGAGAAGTGCATTTGATTCTAATTTAAATAATATTCAAAAACGATTTGAGCATGAACTTAATAAAGTTTTAAATGGAAAAACAAGCTCTGATTTAGCTTTGGAACGATTAGGGAAGTACGTTGTCACAAAGATAAAGGAAATGATAATGAAAGGTAGCTATGAGCCTTTGACAAGTTCTACGATAGCCAACAAGGGATCAAGTCAACCTTTGATTGACACAGGAAAACTATTGAAGTCAATTATGTATAAAATCGAGGTGAGGTGATGTTTAATTTTACATTAAAAGAATTCGCAGGGCCTGAACTTAAAAAATATACAGTAAAAAGAAATGCAAATGTTATAGGGGTTGGAGTGGTCACAGAGAATACTTTCGCTACATCAGATATCCCAATGTTAATATATAAAAGTCAAAAATATCAACAGAATCCTTCTAATGACGATGGTGGGAATAGACAAGGTAGGCTTAATGGTAAAGTTGAAAAGAAATATGATGTTAAAGAAAACGATATTATCACAATAGAAGGAACAGAATTTGAAATTAAGTATTTCGTACCCATAATATACGCAGATTTTAACGAGTTTGAGTTGGTGATGAAAAATGGATATTAAACAAATTCAAGTTGACTTCTTGACTAAATTCAACGAACTTACAAGCCTTCAATGTATAAAATCATCTGATTTAGAAAAGATAGATCCTTCACATATGAATAAAAATAGAATAGTTTCAAGGGTTTTAAACTCTGAAATAGGTATTAATAAGTATGAAAGTAGTACAAATGATGATGATTATAGATATTATAAGCAAATTAATGTAAATAGATTGAGTATAACTTTTAACATGATAACTAATTATGATAATGTTCTTAAATGTCACAACTTTTTTAATCATCTAGTGGGTGCTAGATGGTGGAGCGATAGGCTAGGCACAGATTATGTAATAGAAGAGGTTACGCCTATAATCGATTTGTCAGACACCATAGACGCAGACTATAGGACGAAGTATAGCTTTGATATTATACTTAGAATAGCCGATGAAGTTACTCGAGCAATTGAGTTAGTTAAAGATGTTGATTTTCAAATAATAGTAAAAAATAATTAAGGAGGTAATAAATGGCAGTAGTAGGAGCAGAAAAACAGATAGTTTTTTTGAATGTCATACAGCAGACCGCAGTAATTACACAAGCTGCAACAAATGTTTGCCTGTATTTCTCATTTGCTGAGGATATAGCTGAACAAGTGGTCACAAGTTACGATGATGTAACAGGGGTAACAACCGACAGCGTACTTGATAAGAAATTAATGGCACATTTTGCACAAGGTAATCAAACGACAGTTATAAAAGGTATAGATATAGGAATTTCGGGACAAACAAGATCAGAAGCACTAGCCACTGTAGAAAATGATTGGATATGTCTTGTCACAGATGAAATAACAACAGCAGAGATTATAAATATAGGTGCATATGTAGCCGGAATAAATAAAATATATAATGCGACTCCAGACATCTTAACGACTGCAGCAGATATAGCTACAATGATGACCAGTATAACAGCTCAAAACGTGAATATCATAGCTTCATTAAACGACCAATCAGCAGATGCAAGAGCAGCTGGGTTCTTCATTAAACAAACTATAGGGACTTACATGTGGGCCAATACTGTATTAAATGGTGGCCTTGATGGTGGATGGAGTGGAGCAGAGCAGTCAACATTAACAACGGCTAAAGTTTCTTTCATGGCAAAGATGAAAGGACAAATTGCACTTGCAAATGGTATAGCAGCCAACGGTGATCCTTCTGACTATGTACATTGTGTACTTTCTCTAAAAGCTAGGCTTGAAGAGGATATCACAGGTTACATGATAAGAACTCCTAAACCTTCATTCGCTGATTTAGCACCTCTTAAGTCAACTATAAGAACAAGGACAGATCAATATGAAACTAATGGGGCTCTTATCGAAGGAACTACAGTTATAACGACACCAGCCCTGGAAGATATACCAGCAAATGATATATTGAACGGAACATTAACAGGTGTGAAAATTGAAGTTTATTACCAATATGGATATAGAATTCTATCAGCAGATCTATATTTCTTAGTCTAAAAAGGGGGTAGAAAATGGCAAAAGGTTACAATTACGATTCAGTGAAACATGATTTAGTCCTTACTATAGCTGATATACCTTACAAAATGTCGGATTATGGAGATGACACAAAAATAACAATAGCTTATGAAGAAGATTTCAAAAGCACAACTATGGGTGTAGATGGAGATTATACAAAATCTAAAAATCACAATAGAAATGCTTTGATAACTTTAAAAATATTACAAGATTCGCCCTTAAACGCTATTATGACTATATCAGCAGCAGGAGGAGAAGATATAGCGGTAGCACATGTAGATAGAAACTTTAGCGGGGATGTTGGGCACTTCTCAAGTGACGCTTACTTTGTTAAGATTCCAGATCTAGCAATTGGGATGACTGCAGGTTCGAGAGAATGGGTAATAAGAGCGCATAATCTTAAAGCTAACTTTATCTTATAAAAAAAATATAAGGTCATCCTTTCGGGTGGCCTTTTTGAAAGGAGAATTATATGTCAAAAGAGATTTTAGAGTTTAATGGTAAACAGATTACATTAATGAAACAGCCAGCTTCATTCGTGGCAAACTTAGAAAAAAAATATATAGACCGAAGCGGAAAAATGAATATAGTTGGCTATGTAGATGAGCTCTTAAAATATCCTGCAGGTGTCAATCCTTCATTAGATGAAATTATAATCTTACCTGAGCAGTTAGGAAATGAAGAGTTTAAAATGTCATCTAGGACCGGAGAAGGAAAAAGTAATTTATATTTAGCATGGGATCTGTTCCAAGCCTTATACACAACAGGAAGGCCAGACACGTATTTTGTAGGAGAGTTTTTTATAAAAAAGCTTGGGAAACAAGTTGACTTATACCCTTTTGGTGATATCGAGCAGTTAGGCGAGGAGTTAATAAAGCAGGTTGCACACATTGCTGTGTTGACTCAGATAAGAGAATCATTTCGTAAACTCAGATAATGAGATTGACGTTGATTTTGAGGATGACATAGTTCACATAACAACAGTAGTTGGAGGGTTTTTAAGAGACTTTGAAAGGGCTGATAACATGACTATGGATGAACTTTTCAACACTTACAGAAGGATAATTCACTTTTATAAATTTGAAAGAGGAGGTGAATGATGGCAGTTAGACAATTAAGCGTTGATATAATTTCAATGCTAAAAGGTAACGGATTTCAAAAGTTAGATGACCAGGTAGGAAAAGCTAAAACTAAAATATCTAGAATGAGCAAATTAGCTGATAACAGTTTTGTTAGGATGGGAACTGGATTCTTTGGTGCGGCTGCAGCAGTAGAAGTGTATAAAAAAGCTATAGAGGGTGCTAATGTACAATTAGAACAAGAAATGAAGCTCAGATCAACTCTAACAGCTCAAGGATTTTCAAAAGATCAAATACAAGGTGTAAAAGATTATGCATCCGAGCTTCAAAACTTAGGAGTTGTAGGTGATGAGGTAACACTTGCAGGTGCCCAGCAATTAGCAACTTACAATCTAACAGAGCAACAGCTTAAAGATTTATTACCAGCTTTACAAGACGTTTCAGTACAGCAAGAAGGATTGAATGTTTCAACTGGTGGAGCGATAAGCGTAGCAAATATGATGGGTAAGGCTATCATGGGGCAGGTCGGAGCATTATCCGAGGCAGGTATAACGCTCAACGACTATCAAACAGAAATGATAAAAACAGGAAACCAATCCCAAAAAGTGGCTGCACTTATAGAAGCGGTAACCATGAACGTTGGTGAACAGAACAAAGAAGCGGCAAAAACACCAATGGGGCGTATTAAACAAGTAGAAAATGCAATAGGTGACGTTTACGAAGAAATAGGATTTCAGTTGATGAGGTCACGAGCTAGTTTTTATGATTTTATAGGTGATAACTTAGAAGGGATAAAAAACTTTGTATTGAACGGAGTAAACTTTTTTCAAGATTTCGGAAGTGGAGTTATGAAAGTGATCAGTTCAATATGGGAAGGATTTAAGAATATGCCTTCTGATGTGAAACTTGTTATTGAAGCGGTAGCTGCTTTTTTCCTTATATCAACTTTCCCGATTGCAGGAGCCGTAGTAGTATTACAAGATATATGGGCGGCCTTTAGTGGTGGAAAGTCGGTCACAGAGGATGTTTTTAACTCTGTTATGGATTTCTTGGGAATAGGTTATAAATTTAAGGAATTCAGAGATGATGTAAAAGAATTGTGGGCAACGTTTCAAGAAGGTGAGTATCTAAAATCTTTCTTTGAAAGTATAGGTTTGGTGATACGTGGTGCTTTAATAAATCCTTTAAAAGCTGTTATAAAAATGCTAAAAGGCGATTTTAAAGGTGCTTGGGAAGTTATGGGTGACACGGGATCTGATATAAAAAAGTTTTCTGATAATGTCATGCAACGAGAACAGAAAAGAAAAGGTTCGTCACTTACAAGAGAAGAGATGCAATAT